AATAGATAATGTGATGGTACCTATTCATAAAAATATTGAGAGATTGAGAAGAATTTCTTATTATAGAGAGATTGAAATAACAACAAGACCAGTTGGGAAATCTGCGGGCAGGGCAAAAGTTGAATATAAGCAAGCAAAAACTAGATACTACTTGGCAATAAGTATGTTAAAATCAAGACAAACATCAAATTTTTTATATCCATCATTGAAAAATGCATCATATTTAGGAACTACTGATTTATTGGAAGTTATCCCAGATGAAAAGAAGAAAGATCGTATAATTCCAGATTCGCTCAAAACTGATAAAAAAGCGGGATGGATTGATGAGTATATATTGAAATTATTACCTTCTCATGGAGAAAAGATAACACAAATTATTAAGGAAATAAAAACTGTGAAAGGTAAGCATGTTGTTTATACATCATTCAAAACATATTTTGGAGAAAATTTACTTTCATCCATATTCAAATTATTAAATATTAATCATTTATTATATGATGGAGAAATGGACGATCAATTAAGAAATGAGACATTACAAAAATTTAATGATGATGAAAATAAAGAAGGTGTTAATTATAAAGTGTTGATTATGACAGATGCAGGAGCTGAGGGTATCAGTTTGCTTGCTGTGAGAATGCAGCACATCCTAGAACAGTCAATTAGTGAGTATGTAATTGAACAAGTTATGGGAAGATGCAACCGTTATCAATCGCATCATCAACTTAATCCATTTGAGCGAACACTCGCTATAAAACGATACTTTTTAGATATTGAAGCAGTTTATCCAAAATATAAAAACAATATATGGAGTCCAGATGTAGCTGCATATATTAGAGGACAATTCAAAAAAAATAGTATTAGCTACATCAGAACTATGATACTACCTCAATTACATTTATAATATTTATAAATAATTTATTTATAAATTTGTAGCGGCTGCTCCATGTTTAATAAGACAATCAGCAACTGCCGTATTTAGATGCATCATAGCATAACGATATGCTAAATCCTTGTTGATATGAATATCTGCTCCATTCTTAATAAGACATTCAACAACTGCTAAATGTCCGTTCTCGCATGCTCGAAGTAGAGCCCATTCATTGAATGTATGAATATCTGCTCCGCGTTCAATTAGAAGTTCAACAATTTTAATATGACCACTTTCAGATGCCCAACGTAACGATACATTCTTATTAGATTTAATATTTGCCCCATGATCAATAAGATATTTAACAACATCTAAATGTCCATTGTAAGATGCCCACCGAAGTGAATAATTGTCACGAGTATTAATATTTGCCCCATATTTAACTAGACATTTAACAATATCTAAATATCCATTGATACATGCTATTTGAAATGCATAATCAATATCAGCATGAATATCTAATTCATTCTTGATAATGATATCGACAATGTCGTTAGTTGGAATATCGATTGGAATAACAATAGTATTATTTAATATTTTATGTTTTCTTTTTATAAGATGTGATATTGGAATTATGTTAATGTTTTCAACTATTCTATCGATATGTGTAATATCAATTAAAATAGTATCTATTACATCCTTAATTTGTTTTATAACTGAATCATCTGGCATTAGTATGTCAATTATACAATTCAATCCTTTAATTTTATTATTTAATTTAGATTTGAATTTTTCCATTTGTATTAATGTTTGTTTTTTCCAATCTTCAATAGAATAGTTAATATCATCATAACAATCATGTGTCATATCACATTTTTCACAATACAGATGTTCACAATTTCTGAATGCATATGTATACGGTTCATTATGTTCAATACATAAATCTGATGATACATTATTATTGATAGCGTGTATTTGCATTACTTCATCATATGTGAAATGAGTGAGACATTGAATATCTGAATTATCATCGGGATAATGAAGACATATACCATCACCTAGATCGTGTAGACAAATATTACATACCTTATGATAACAAGGTAGAATATTATATGCAGTATTAGAACACCCAAAGCATTTATCCATTCTTGATATAGAGACAATCTTAGTGTTGAAGATTATTTATTATAAATAATAAATAATATTAAATTCAATTTTATCGAGTATTATCGCAAAGAATGTCTAATAAGACATTCAATAACTGCTAAATGACCATTCTCAGATGCCAATCTAAATGCTCTATTATTGTTGGCATAGATATTGGCTCCATGATTTATAAGACATTCAACAACAGCTAAATGACCATTTATGGCTGCATTACAAAGTGCTATGTCATTATCGGCGTGGATATTGGCATCGCCAAGAAGGCGCCAGCACTTCGGCTGCTCCATGTTTTATAAGACATTCAACAACAGCTAAATGACCATTCTCGGATGCATGACGAAGTGTGTAATCATCACCTACATGTACATCTGCATCGCCAAGATGGCGCCAGCCGTCCATTAGCTATAAGACATTCAACAATATCTAAATGTACATTATCGGATGCATGACGAAGTGCTAAGTCATTGCGAGCATGAACATTGGCGCCACGGGATATAAGATATTTAACAACTTCTAAATGACCATTATGAGATGCCAAGCGAAGTGCTAAATCATTCTCAAAATGAATATTAGCCCCATTGTTGATAGCTATATCGATGAATTCAACTAAATGAATTAATGGTTCATTCAATATTACTTTATTAGTTTTTATTTTATCTTCCATTGTTACAATTTTTGCATCTTCAGGGATTGTTACATATCCAACATATGATGTATTACGATACAATGATATCCATTTGAAAAAATCTTTAATTTCACATATATAAAGTGCATTGGATGTACATTCATTAATATTATTAAATATCTCATATGGACTTAGTTCATTTAATCCAAATTTCCATTGATACCCACGATGTTTTAAATCTTTAGTAAGAATCTTAATATATTGTTTATTAGATGACATTTATATATAATTATAATATTATTAATTAATAATATTAAATATTCAATTTTATTGATTCTTTACATGGTAATGATTTTGGTATACTTGTTTTCTCCATTGTGTCAACAATGAATAGATAAGGATTAATTTTCTGGAACCATTTCTCAGATGCATAGTGTACACATCTTAATACTATTAATTAATAATAATATTAAATTCAATTATTTTTTAAGTTAAAAATAACAGTTAAAGTACAACATGTTGACGATGGTACGCAGTGAATGTTTCGACTTCCTCAACATAGTAAATTGAGTCGTACGTAACTTTCTTGAGAACAATAACACCATCAACGTAAACATCCGTATGTGATTGGAGTTGTTCGATCAATGTATACACATCCAATATGTTTGGATTACATGTGTAAATTGTACGAAAGAACCTTGAGTCGTTAAACTCTATTCTCCATACAAAATATGTGGGACGATTCGGTAATGTACCACATGTCTCGATTGATACAAACGCATTGTTGAAACATCGTCGTGCATACAATCGAGTATCTTCAGTGTGATCTGCCAAGCGGAATCTATTATGATCCTCATCTGTATCTTTCAGTCCTTTCACAAGCTTCTCAATATCGATACCATCCATCTGATGGTGATGATTGTTGTTGTTATTCATTGTTAGTATTAATAAATGTAATTTCAAATTAAAAAATAATCAATTTTTTTATAAGATATAAACAAATGCTCTGATAGTCTTCCATAAATTATTTCCATAATATATTTTTTTATTTTTTACATGATGAGTTAATTTTAAATTTTTGAAAATACTTGTTCGATTAATAGCAATAATTTGTTCTGTCTCTTTCAAACATTCAGGAGTATTCTCAGGTAATGTATTTTTAAGAATTGTGAATTTATCTATAATTTGTTTAATGGGGATATTTAATAATGTAATGAAAATATAAATATTATCTTTATATTGATGAACTGGACTATCTTGAAGTAATTCATCTGTTATATAATCGTTAAATACACCTAATGATTCTTCTCTAAATTCTCGAAGAGCTGCATCCAACGGATGTTCATTTTCTTCAACATGCCCTCCAAAATCTCTAATAAATAGATCTTCAGTTACAGACCCTGTTTGAACAGAAAATAGATAAATTTTAGAATGACGTCCTTTATCTGGAGTTGTATATTCTACAGATACGAACACTCCAGCTCGTTTATAGTTATGTAATGGAGTGTTTTTCATGTCTTTATAAAAACCTAGCAAGGTTTTATTGCCAATTGGTGATGTATATGAAATCATTATAGATTGATTAGTTTAACTTTAATTTTTTTAAAAAAATTAAAATTCAGTTCAGGATAGTTCGATCATCCTTTGATACGAAATAGGTTTTTTCAATACGAAGTATCTAGAGCCATCAAAAATGAAGTTAGCTACTACATCACTGTTTGTTAAATCGTTGTTAGTTGAGAGTTTTTTTGAGTAATAATCTATTTTTAGAATCCATACTGACACTTTCAACTTTTCATCTACTCTCATATTTTCATACACGGTTTTATCAATGTATTGAGCTCTATGATTCACTTCAATCTTTGTATACATTTTATGCGTTGTCGATACTGCATGTTGTAGAAAATGTTCATATCCCATCTGCGAAATCTGACCATTTTTACCAACATGCATTTTTGTAATCGTGGTAGTTAATTAATGAATATTAAAAAATTTAATATTCAATTTATTATAGATTCATTAGTTCTTATGATAATAACAATAATAATTCATTTAGCTTATTAGGATACTCTTTTGAAGTTCGATTTGAGTTTTCTAATTTTCAATATAATTAAGTAGTCCAACAACAGCTAAATGACCCTTAATTATCATCATTTTTTTTAGTTTTAAATTAAACAGATATAGTATAATAAAAATGAGTTCTGATCAACTTAAAATGTTCAAACAGTCATTTTTCAATGCAATGAATAATCCTATTGATAAAGAGAAGATATTGGCAATGACACGTCAAATGACTCCAAATTTCACAGAAGAGGAACGAACCATACTTCATCAAAATGCTATTAATTCTCTTCAACATTCGTTATTTAATAAATCAGGTCCAACAACAACAGTATCAGATCCAAAAAGATATATTAAAGAAGAATATAATAGACGATATAATGATACACTTCTTCCTATGGAAACAGTACTTGAAAAACGTAATTTATATTACACACAGATTGGATTAGAACCACCTACTAATTATGAACCTAGAAATAATGTAAAAGAATGGGACGAAATTGATTACTATGAAGTGATGTATATTATCAATACAACTGAGGAAAATCAGTATTATGAAAGACTTCTACAAGATTACAAAAATTATATCAAATCCCAACTATAAAATTGAATTATAATTAAATATTATTAATCAATTAATAATATTCTAATTGAATGGGTAACATATGCGATATTCACAATGAACCGAATACCACTATATGTGAATGTGTTAGCATATATTGTGATAAATGCGGACATTCATGTAAATGTAATTCATCGTGTAGTATTGAAGATTGGAAAAAACAAACATTAATAGAAATGCAAAAATTTGAAGATAAATTACATAATAAAATTAAAGGATTAAATTGTATATGCGAGATTATTGGGGATGATAAATCAGTTATAAAACAAATCGAAGATATAATTGATACAATATATGTCGATATTAGTCATATTAACAATTTTAATCAACTTATTAATGATAATGATAATAATATTCCAATTTCTAATATAATAAAAAGAAAAAAAGTATTACTAACTAAGAATGTTGTTGTTTCAATACTTGGACGACAATCTGAAATTATCAATATCATTATTGAAAATGATGGAGATATTCATGCTCAGAATGAACGTGCACTTAGATTGGCATCATCATCTGGTAACTTGGATATTGTAAAATGTCTTATTAAATACGGAGCTGATATTCACGCTTGTAATGATGAAGCACTTCGCAAAGCATGCGTTAGTGGTCATTTATCTGTAGTTGAATGTCTTATTAAATATGGAGCAAATATACATGCTCGTGATGGTTATGCACTTCGCTGGGCATCTTATTGTGATCACTTAGCAGTTGTTGAATGTCTTATATCCAATGGAGCAAATGTTCGTACTAATAATAATCACGCACTTCAATTGGCGTCTTACAAGGGCCATTTAGCTGTTGTAAAATTTCTTATTAAGAATGGTGCTAATATTCATAGCAATAATAATTTAGCACTTCGCTGGGCGTCTGAATACGGTCATACACATGTCGTTGAATATCTCACAAAAACCATGAATAATAATTAATTAATAAAATTGATTATTTTAAATATTATAATTAACTAATTATAATCTATTACTACAACATACATAACGTATGGACCTTGCTGTTAATATACTCGAAAGTCAATTTGAAGTATACAAAAAAATGAGCAAATTCGATCAACTCAGAAATTTAAGCATTATCAATAACATGATAAAAAGCGTAAAACAAGTACTAATAAGAATGAACTTATTCGAATCAATGGAATGCGACTATTTCGATAAATTGGATAATAAAGTCAACAATGTCACAGAGGAATTCATAAAAATAACAAACACACTCTCAGAACTCATCGTACACAACACTCTCTCAAAAATGTTCCATTAAAATAAAAATAATATATTGTTATATATTATTAATAAAATTGAATTATTTAAAAATAATAATAACGTCATTATTATCATCTATCAACAATATCAAAATATGTGTTACAAATGTCTTTATTGCAAGTATTTGGGACATATAGGTAAAGATGACTTGGACAATATAAAAAAATCTGTAACCAATTCAACAAATATCAAATGTCCCGAATGTAATAACATATTACTAATCAAATTGAACACAGAGCATCAATATCTCGAAACGTTCAAATTAACCTCATAAATAATATTTTTATTATTTATTTTTATATTATTAGATTATTTATTTTTTTCATAAATATGTGAAAGGTTATCAATCAGGATATTTTTGGAAGCGTATCTTGGTTTGTTTTTTAGTTTATCTCTAAACCAAGCATTTTCTTTGGAAAAACTTTGTTTATTTATACACATATTATAAACTCGAGTATATATATTCATCCAATCTTCATCAATAGGATTGATAACTAACGGGATTCTTAATTCATCTAGTTTTGATTTTTGAAATATAAGTTCTTTATTATATTTTGTTTCAAGTGCACCTGACGTGAATTTACTAAAATCATCATGCATAGTCCTTATTCTCGACCATGGTATCTGTTGGTTTGGTTCAATATCTTTGAATGATTCAACATAACTATAAAATTTTATTGTTAAATCTTCAGACCATAATTGTCGAACACGCTTTTGAATATCTCCATTTAATTGAAGTTTTTTATTAAATCGTCCTTTGCCAGTATCTGTCCACCGTTTTCTATCAAGTAATACATGAATTGGTTTAGAAAATTGATCCATATGAATTGCTATACGGTAATAAGTGCCTTCTTTACGTTCTCCTTTATACGTACAAGCTTTTTTACACTCAGAAATTGTAGTATTATATCCAAGGGACAAACATAGTCTGACAATTTGATCAGATAATATCTTATTTTTTTGTATAAAGTCATATTGGTTATGGTTAATAGATCCATCAGTATCTAACAAACCTGCAAGTAATTTTAATCGCGTATCTTCATCGTTTTCAAGATATACTTGGGGTATATGCTTGTTATTAATCAAATCGTAACTTCTAAAAAAATTCATAATTTTATTTTTATGTTCAGGTTTTTGAATTACTTCTAAATATTTAACTATTTCTAATAATCTTTGTGGATAATTTTGTGATTTGTTATCATCTGAAAAAAGATAAGTTGAATCCTGTAACAATAATTGTTTTATTTCATTTTGTATTAGAATCTTGTTAATTTCAAATATGGAATCCTTTTGTGTGCGTGTCTTCACATCGTATATATTGTTATTAATTGAAACTTTCACATGGTATAATGGATTACCAACTATATGATAAGTACCAACAAAATCTGTTTCATATTCCTTTGCATTATTTACACGCTTTTTATTATCACCAAGTACAAATCTCATGTTATTATTCTGGGCATATTTATTCCAATATTCTATAATTTGTTTGTCTATGTTAGTTATTGCAATATTATTAGAACTCCCATCGCCCAACCATGACCCTAATATATAAGGGTCAATTAATACCTCTTGTTTATCATAATTAATAGATGGTTGAACATATCTAAAGTATTTCATAATTGTTTGATTAATATCAGATTTCTTAATTTCAAATATATCTGTATTTTTATTATTATCAATTAAACATTGCTTTTTAATTTTTTCAAATTCTTCATCAGTATAATATCCGTTTATATGAATTTTTTCCAATACTTTCCAATATACAATATTATATCTTGTACCTTTTTCAGTTATAGTTTTATGAACATCTACTTTAGATCCTTTGAAACTTGGACAAACTAATATATTTTCTGAATTCATGTTTTACTTAATCTATATTAAAACTTAAAAAACTCAATTCATATTTTTTATTACTCCATCTTTAACAAGACGTTCTCTCAAAACATCTGCATATACTGGAACTTGTTTTTTACTTTCTAAAATAGATAATACATTTTTTAAACATTCATTATGTCGTTGTTTAAAAAGAATATCATCTTTAACAAAATAAGGTTTATCCCATGATGCTTCTGTAATCACACCCTTAACTTTCTCATATACTGGTACAGACAGTTTCCAATGATTTTTTAATATACGATGATTATCAGAAAAATGAATCATATTAGGGTTCTCGGCTCGAAATGCACGACCTAAATATTGTAGTAAAACTTCTTCCTGTTTAGTTGACGCTATGAATATGATAAGATCGATTCGGATACCGTCATAAGAGCTACACGTCCCGCATTCATCGAAACCCTGGCCAATTTTTGCAGAGGATCCGATCAATACTCTAGCATTTTCATAAGATTTTTGACTTCCAGAAAATTTTGATACATCAATATCGTATAATTTGCATAAATCGTATATCAAGTCGACACTCACTCCAAAATCAGTTAAAATCATAATTTTATGTTCTTCAATATTTGCTAAAATACAATCCAAAACTATACGATTTCTACGTTCATTTAGGAACAAATCATACGATAAATATGTCCAATCAGTCCCCTGTGCAGACTCTATAGTATTGGGAATAACACCTGTTGACATTTTAATAACATTGAATGGGATCTGATTGATTCGTACTATTTTGTGTTCTCCAACCATCAATTCTAACATACAATGTAATCCATCAGATCCTCTAGTAGGAGTAGCCGTCGCGGCTATAACATACTGTGGATGAAAACGCATTAACGATGCATATCTTTTTGCTGTACAAAAATCAACAGCTTCATCAAGAACCAAAGTTCCAATACTATTGGCGACATTATCTGGTATAGCACATAATCTAGTATCCATACATATTATAACATCGACGTCGTCTGATATTGTTGTAATTTTGGTTGATTCAATTGCCATAATATTATTATTAGTTCTTTTACCATCAGAAACCCAATTTTTTATCAGAACAGTTTGACATAATACTATCAATGTTCTTTTTTTTACTTGGTTTACAAGGAAGTAGCACTCTGAGCATTTTCCATGTCCAGTTTTTAGTGCCAATGTCACAGTAGATTCTTTCATCAACATAGGGAGAGCTTCAGCCATAGCGCTAACTTGGTCTTGTCTCTCTGTTTCCAATAAAGTTCCTGTGAATTTCATGTGTGGTCGATCGGGCTGGAAATGAGCGTATGAGTAGATTTGTGAAGGTTTGAAAACCTTTTTTCCTTCGTATAAAGGTAGTGAAACCCATTTTTTATCTTGTGAGAGTTGGTATAATTTCATTGGGTCTCCGAAAATCCATTTACCTTGGTGTTTCTTTTTTGATCTTACTGTGAATGTATCTACGATTATTTTCTGGAATTCTTTTGTAGTATTTTGGAGTGAGCATACGACTGACATGTTGGATTGTATTATATATTTATTTTTTATTTGTGTTAAAAAATATTATTAAAATATCAGTTGAATAATTGAATATTTAATTAAATAATAGTAAATATTTAACTATATCAATCAATAATCATGGCTTCCACCGATCTTTTGGATACTCTTTCGAAACATATTAACCTTCAAAATAGCATTGAACTTTTTATTAACTTAGC